TTGCATGGCATGACTGTTCTTGTTTGGATACACACCATCTAGTGAGTAGCAATCGGGAGTAGAAGATTGACTATCTTCTGACCATTCCTCTGCATACCAAGATTTGGATAGCTTTGGATTCGCACCGACAATGACAACATCTATACTCTTGTTGAGTACAGTCTCCTCGTCACCACTGACAGCACGAAACTGTTGGCCTTTGATAGAAATCTTCGGTGCAATCATTTGTCGTCTGCCTTATTCACAGGCTTACGAACATTGACATCTATTCGTGTGCCATAATTAACACCATCGGGAACAGCTTTGTTGGCATCAATATAGCCACGCACTGCTGTCTTACTGACTCTTTTCTCTAGCATATCCCACGCTTCATTATTCTTTATAAAGCCTAGGACTGCATCCCAATCTCCCACTTGGGCAAAGTCGGTAGTCGTTATGAACGCTGTACCGAATGGTGTCTTCTTAGAAGTTTCACCATCAGCATCCATCTTTTCTTTTAGCCACGCTTCAAGTTTGAGAAGATTAGCTTTTATATCTGCAACCTTTTCTTTGGTTTCAGCTTCTATAGCTTCCTTCTGTCCTCTCAACTTGAGGTATGTGGCAATAACTTTATCTGTAGTTAGTTCCATAGTTACCTCGTTTCCTTCTGTATAAGGTCTAGTAAAAGACCTTGTAGCTTTTGTTTATTTTTAAGCCTCTCATACATCTTATACTCTAGGTCTGTTGACTCTATGTGTATGACGTTAGAGACATGTTTCTTACCTATCCTTTCAATACGACCATTCGCTTGAATGTACTGCTCGTTGCTAGTCACTGGCCCATACCACACCACAGTAGATGCGGCGGTAAGAGTTAGACCATGTGCCATAGTCGCAGGGTGAGCAATTAGTACATGTGGATTTTTTTCATTCTGAAAGTTATGGAAGATAGTATTTCGTTTTGAAGCTGATACTTCTCCATTAACAACGGCTACATCCCATGTCTTTGAGAGTTCTCTTTCCAACATGTTTAATGTTCCTGTAAGGGGAACAAAAACTATAACCTTACCTCCTACTTCCTCTATAATCTCTTTAACAACTTTGACTCTTGGCGAACAATCTACTTCGATATGCCTGCCATCATCTCCGTACACTACACCACAACTTATCTGTACAAGTTTCTGTAGCTTCACGGCTTCATTGACAGCAGTGATTGTTCCTTCTTCCTCAAGCTGTGTTACAAAATGTTTCAGCATGATTGAGTAATGCTTCTTCTGTTCGGGGGTGAGGTCTATCTTTCTTGTCTGATAGACTGTATCGGGTAGGTCAAAGCATTCATCTCTTGTATACCTAACAGCAGGATACAGAATGTGCTTTACTATCTCTATTGATTCGGGTCTTGGTATCCATCTCCACTGACCTATCTTCATCATCACGGCTTCTCTGAAAGCAGTATATGTTTTGGTGCAGTGTGGACTATCCACTAGCTTGGCTAATGCCCAAGCATCTGTCGGATCATTCGGCGTGGGTGTACCTGTCATCAACCACAAACGAGTTCTCGGGTGTTTGTCCATAAACTTCCTGAGCGTCTTGAATCTGTTTGTCGATGGGTTTCTAAGAACGGCGGCTTCATCTACAATAACAAGGTCAAACATGTTGACAGCATCATCGGATATAATATTGAAACCATCGTGATTAATAATATAAAAGTCTGCTTCTGTTTTGAGTAGCTTCTTTCTTCTTGCACTTGTTCCATGCAAGGTTACTGATGTACGATTAGGGAAGTTCATAAAGATACCATCACCCCATACTCTCTCAAGTGTAGACAGTGGTGATATAATTAGAACCTTCTTAATCTCTCCTATCTCCATAAGATAATCTGATGCCCACAATGCTGACTGTGTTTTACCAGTTCCTATCTCATTAAGTACCAATGCCTTTCTGTGCATAGTAAGGAAAGCAGAAGTCATACGTTGGTGTTCGTAGGGTGTAAACCTACCTTCCCAATTATAATAATGTAAGATTGGTGATGGTGCTTGGAATCCTAGATTGCGTAGTACCTTAACTTCATCTAGTTTGTGTGGTGCTACAACAAGTTCTGCTCCGTCATACTTTAGCATGCGAGCTGTAGGTATAGTTTGCAATATCTGATTAGGGTGCTTTGGCTTGATAGCAAGAGCCTTCGCTTGTTCAATAACTATCATTTGTTATCTCTCCAAAAGTCTCTGCAATCCTGTGCCTTCTCTATATAGTCTACAACCTCCTGTATAGTTTCTTCACTGTAGACTAAAAAACATTTACCACCGTTCACTTCTATGTCCTCCATTGTTTTGGTTTGCAATGCAGTCGGCTTCTTTGTTTTATCAGCCTTGCATTCTATACCTACAAATTTACCCTCGACTATGGCTACCCTATCGGGTATGCCTGCCTTACCGAAAGGCCCACTCTGTGGACTGTAAAACCAAACACCAAGTTCTTTTAACTTCTTATCTAACTTGCGTTTAATTTTTCCCTCGGGGGTATTACTCATAATATAATTATCTTTACATATATGTCAAGTTGAATATTCACAAATATTTTTTGCAGGGCAAAACCTACATAAACCACTAGGCTTTGGTGGCCAATTATTATTTGTAAACGACTGGTTAATCCGTTCTGTTTTACTCAGTAACTTTACCCACATGTCATCTGTATCTACTCTACTATATGTATGTGAGTCTAGTGCCATATCCTTTAGCCATACAAAAGTTGACTGGACTTTCTTTATGTTTGGGAAATGTTGAAACACTTGCAACGCAAACATCTCTAGCTGTGAGAAGTCGGGTCTACGTTTACCTGTCTTCCAATCCATAACGATAGCCTTATCATCAAACAAAATAAGAACATCAAGTATGGATCGTAGCCAAGCATCCTTCTCCCACCAAGTTGTTGGTGTAAGGTTTTCATTTAGTGTTAGCTTCTGCTCTACCTGTAAAGTTCCACCCATGTCCTCTATGCTTTTACATAGAGGTTCATAGGCTTCTGACTCAGTAGGTAATGCCACCTGTTTATCTAGTCTGTGTTCAAGTGCTTCGTGTACTCGTTCACCATAGATAGTGGCATCACTACCTGTATCCTTTACTTCTTTAGTTACCCTCTGATGGTAGTATCGTTTAGGGCAGTTCTCGTACATTTTAATAGACGAGAATGAGTGTGATAATGTCATGTAGACATCCTCTTAATTATGTCATGCTTGAGCATCTCAAGTATAGCTATGGTTTCTGTACTGCTTTCTAGCATACTAGAAAACCTTACATACTCTCCGTCTAACTTTACCATGACAAGTAGTTCTTCTGCCGAGGGGTTCTCCTTCACGGCATTGGATACCTTGCCAAGTATCTCAAGTATCCTTTGTTTCTTATTATTATGTGCCTTAAATTCGTTAGGCAATTCATCTTCGTTCATCATTTCGCTTCTCCATAATTATAGCCTACACCCGACTCGCATGCAACAGGCAAGTCCTTTGCCCAGCGCGGTGGAGTAGACATCTTTCTCTCAACAAGTTGTCGTGCGTGTGTTGTGTCGTGTTCCCGGGTAGTGATAATAACTTCATCATGTACTTGAAAAGCAACATGATATGACTGTCCGATTGATGCCATCTGTTCTGCGACTACAATCCTAGCCAAAGCCTGTACCACATTCTCTGTAACTTTACCTCCGTAAATCCTAGTCCAGTCAATCTTCTGCTGTTCACCAGTCAGTAATCTTTTCTGTGTAAGTTTACGGAAAGTCCTAGCGTCAGATATATATTCGAAACCATCAGCCGTATTACGCAACGCATGGTATTTTATTTTTAGTCCATTAGGTAAAGTGATACCATCCTTATCGTAAGGTAGTAGTTCACATATGTTACCCGATGCACCCGACACCATACCATTCAGAGCATGACCACAGCTATGCCATAGTGATACTATCTTATGGTTCTTTTGTCGGTATAAGTTTACAATACGTTTGGCTTCGTTCTCATCTATATCTACAGCTATACCACCTTGCCCAAGAGCAAGAGTGGCTCTAAACTTTACATGACCCATACCATACCCGAGTCCTAAAATACAAGTTTTACCTACAAACCTTTGAATCTTATCATCTTTTGTAACCTTCTTGCCATAGACTTCGGATGCAAACTCACTGTACACATCACGCCCCTCACGGAACGCTTGCACAAGATCATCTTGTCCTGCAATGTACGCAACCATACGGGCTTCTATCTGTGACGAATCACAAGCAATCATTACATCCCCTTCGGGTACAGTGATAGCCTTACGAATCGCACCATTCCTAGGTAAGTTCTGTAAGTTTAGCTTATCGCCACCACTAAACCTACCTGTATGTGCGCCATAGTAGTTGAGCATAATAGGTAATGCTCCCCTGTCTGCCACTTTCATAAGGTTCTCAGTCCTAGTCTCTTCGATGGTAGACTTTGTACCAAGTCTTGCCGCCACTAGAGTCTGAACCTTTGGGTTAGGATGATCGAGCAAAGCAGTAAACTCTTTGTCTGTCTTTGCAAACGCATAGGTTTCTTTACCAGTGCGTAGGCTAGTCTTCATCGGTGGTTCTACACCAACAGTTTCTAGTATCTTTGCAAATATTTGATTAGACATCAGAGCCTTCTTAACTCTGTCCTCACTAATACCTTTAAGTGCTAGTGATTCAATCAGTTGTCGCTTGTCATCCTTAACCTTTTGTAGATGGTCAGCTAGAACCTGCTTATCTAGTTGTATAGTAGGCTCAGTATACATACGAATTGTTTGGTCTATAATCATAAGTTCAGACACAGGTACTTTCTGTCTTAGCTTTTCATATAGTTTGTATGTCAAGTTTATATCTTGCAAACAATAGTCAGCATACCTGTCAAGTTCTTGTGGTGAGAAGTCATTGCGTTTCTTACCAAGACCTTGTATAATCTCATCCCCTTTTTGACCAAGGTTATAGAAGTTTGCTAGTGCCTTGAGAGAACCCCCCACAGTAGAATGATGGAATGGTCTAGCCATAGACAAAGTATCAAACCAAAACTTAGGCTTGATACCATACAACCAAGATAGGATAGCACCATCAAATGCAGTATTATGTGCAAGGATAGCATCTTCCGAATAGTCTAGTGAGTTCAGAAACCTGCCGACATCCTCCCCACTATACCAATCGGGTGGGTTATCATCTACCTTTACACCTACACCAATAACCTCAAACCTTGGGTCTCTGATGTAGGCTTCAGTTGTCATCTTGGATAGGGAATACTCACGACTATAGTATGTTTCAAAGTCAATCGTGATTACTCTCATTGCTTCCCCCTTGCAGGAACTTGTTCTCCTGCTAATGCACCATAGCCACACATGTCCACATAGTTATCAACATGCTCGGGGTTCTGTTTTATTCTAGCTACTTTCAGTAAAGCCAACATGACTGGTACATCGTGGGGGTTAAACTCAACCCCCTTGTATGTAGTCCACAACTCTGCCGTAACTCTAGCATTATCTGCAAAGTCTCCGTGGTCATCTTGTCTGTCTACCGATGTTAGCTTGTCTGCTTTCTTTAGTATGTTACCTCGTTTATACTTAGCATTCTTTCTGCTCATCGTTACCTCCATGTAAAGTGAATAATTCCACACCTTTACCACATTGTAAAGAGTGTTCGTTACAAATGTTTACAGCTTGACCTGCACTAGCACCCATTGCCAACGCACCAAGTGCTATCTCCTTCCCATCTCCGAACGCACAATATGGTGCATCGTATGGTAACAACATCTTGTACGATAATTCATACAGTCCGTCTTTCTGCACAACGATTAGCTTTGCTTGGCTAGGTGGTACATCGGGTTTGATATCGGGCATACCTTGTTGATACCATTCCGATAGTTGTCTGATGTAGTGTGCTAGTCCAACACCTGTAATGATTACTACTTCTTTATCCTTGCTCATGCCATACCAAGCCTTTGATGACTCCCATTTCTGAGAGCCATCATTAGCCATTCTGTCAGTAGCAAGGGTCTTTCCATCCCATGCTATTACTGTCATATGTTTCTTGCCTCCTCTATTGTTAAGCTATTACTTCTACTTCCGTAGTAGTTGTATTTATATTTTTCCTCACGCTTCTCATCATGTCCTTCTTTCTCAAAGACATTGAATCGTCTACGCAATTCAACCGACATGTCTGTCAGTATCTTGTGGACACCATCAAACACTTCCTTGCTTGTAGGCTTAGACTGTTGGTAGTACCCACTCGATGGTGTAGAACAGAAACCAATCAACAATTCTTTTGAGAACTCGTTGTCTCGTATTGATTTCTCAAGCAAGTCAAGCCAAGGTTGACTAGACCAATCGGGTTGCTTCCAATGGTATGTACTCTGCCCTTGTCTCTCTGCCCACACCTTCTCAATCAATGGATCAAAGGCACGAACCTTTGCCCTTGCTTTGATGCCACGCTTGAACTTGGCTAATGCTTGTCGCCATACCTTACGCTCGTCAGCTTTCTCAACGAACTTGTCATCGGGTCTACGATTAAGACACTCACCAGTAATGATGTTGAACTTGAGACCTTGAAAGTATGCAGGTGATTCTTTCATCATTTGACTAGAGATAGTCCATGATGACATGTAACATGCAGACTTGAAGTCATTGCATATAGCTTCACCAACATTGTCAGATAGCATCTCAGCTTTCGCTAGTTGATTCTTGAACCACTCTTCGACTTTGTTGTTCATTGTCTTGGAATGATTACCTGTATGTTGTACCCGATACAGACCTTTCTTGTGTCGCTCAAACATGAATGGTATCCAACGATACGATGATGACACGATAGATTGTGAGTGTTGCCATACTGCTT